ACAGCTTTAGTCAAAGTATATTCTGATCTAGGTATTTCTTCTCTATAGCAAATTTTTACTTTGTTTCTAAATCTTTCTTCTTCATAAGAATCAGAACATGCTTCTAAAACAACTATATTAGTTCCGGCTCCATACTTATCCCAGTCAACACCTATTGTGTGAAAGCTTCTTGCTGAAGTAAGTTCAGGGTGATAGTCCCAACCTGGTTCCATAAATGCTTTGTCAACATATTTTCTAGGATAGACGCCTTCTGCGTCTTCGCCCCAGTCAGCTTCAATTTCGTGCCTATATCCAATTTCTGAATATTGTTCTCTAAATTCATCTTCTTGATCTTTAGAAAAATATGGGTTGCAATACGATGGAAACCAAAATTCTTTAAATCTTTCGCTTCTGCACCATTCCCAAAATCTTTCTCTTCTACCAGTTGGAGTAGAGGCACCGATCAAAACTTTATCAGGTTGGTCTTCTGCTGTTTTTTGCAGCATTGCATAAAGTGCATCCAGGTCGTCCGCATGCATGTAGTCCATTTCGTCTAACACAATCATATGTGCTTCCTGACCACGAGCTACGTCTGATTTACCACCTGAGCGCATACCTGATGTAAAGAATCTAATGGTTGAACCATTACTGAATTGAATCATGAATTGAGGGCTTGTTACTTTTCTTGTTATTGAGTTTGTAACAATTTCATTCTTAGAAGCAAGTCTTAAAATTTCTTGATAGATTAATTCGACGTGTGATTTCATTGGCGCAATAACAAGACATCTTCCGTCCTTGTGCGTATAGCTATAGTGGATAAGTGCAATAGCCATACTAAAAGTTTTACCAAGACGACGACCAGCTCTAAGAACTTTTCTTACTGATGGGTCACGAAGAATTAGAGTTTGATAGACCCTAGTCTCTGCTTCAAGAAATTGTCTAGCCCAAACACAAGGATCTTTAGCTATGTGTATTTGCCTTTGTTGTTCAGCTGAAATTCCTAAATCCATTAATTCAAGATCTAATTCAAATGGCTCATCAACCAAAAGTGCTAGTTCTCTATTTGTTAATGGTCTTTCCATAATTGGTTCACCGCTAGCCCAATTAAGATGATTTAATTTATTTTTAAATACCCATTCAATTCTATTTATTTGTTTGAATGTTTCAACATCTTGGTCTTTAATAATTTCAATTAAATCTTCTCTAGAAAGTTTTTCTAATGACTTTCTAAATGCTATCGTTTTACTTTGCAAGGAGTTCATAGGTTATCCAAAATGGGCTGCCATCATACTAGCTTCTGATCCAAGTAAGCTTCGTGCATTAAGTCTTGAATTTTGAATTGCCATAACACCTCTAGCTCTTGAAGTTGCTGCTACTTCGTTGTCTTTAAATCCTGTACCAAACATTGGTTTATTAATAGTTCCTTGCATTGACTTCATGGCATCTTTAGCAAAGTTTATTCCACCAACTGCCATTTTACCAATACCCTTACCTATATCATACATCAATTGGCCAGTCGATAACACGTTAAGTGGACCTAATGCTGCACCACCAAGTCTTACTGCGCCCATTGCTCCCATTTTTGCTGCAACTACTCTACTTCCACCAGATCTAGCGTACTGAGCTGCCATTCCCATCATCTTGGCACCACCTTGGCCCCTATTAATAAAGTTTCCAGCGTATTTTCCTGCTGTACCAAAATCATCCATAAATTGAGCAACTCCAGCTCTTCCGCCCAATCTTCCTGCAACTCTTTTTGCAACAACTCTTTGCCCACTGGTCATATTGCCAGCATTTAGAATTCCGTGATAAGCAGTTGTTATTCTATTGCTTAAAGTTCCTCTAGTCATAGTGGAGGCAACTGCAGCAGATGGATTTGCAGCTACTGCTGCTGCATTAGTTACAGCTGCAGCATTACCGGCTGTAACTGCGCCTCTTCCAGCTGCTCTTACGCTTAATCTTAAAGCGTCATCTGTTATCATTCCAGGTGGAGCCAAGCTTGCCATTGCTCTTACATTTGCTCTTGCAGATGTGGCCGCAGCGTTGACTGCTCGTCCATTCACTATTGTATTCATTGCTGGATTTGCAGCGCTTTGAACTTGGCCTATATTACTTACTATATTAGCTCTTTGGGCTTGAGCTCTAGTGAATCTTTTTAATTCTCTACCCCTTAAGGCGCTAGTTCCTCCTCTAGCTTCACCAACAGCAATTGTTTTTTCTATTCCAGAAAGTTTGTTAAGAGTATCTATTCTACCTAGTACACCACCACTAAATGCTCTATCTGTTTTTGGATCAAAATCATCTGCGATCCCCATTGCTTTTCTAAAGCCTTCATTTTTTGATAGTTTTCCAACAATAGAGTTTACTCCACCGCTAAAAGTTTGAAAAGGATTATATGCTCCTTTTATATCTCCACCACCAAGTGCGGCAACGCTATTCATTCTATTTACTGCTCTTGTGTTGAAGATGTTAGTTCTACCCGGATTTACCCTTGCTGTTTTACCAGCTGCTGATGCTCTAGCTGCTCTTCTTGACAAAAATGGTGATATATTGTGTGGACTTCTACTTGCTCCACCTAAAAATGATGATGGACCTCCTGGTTGATACATTCGACCATTTACAACTCCACCAAACTTTTTAGCTCTAGCTATTTGACGGGCATTACCAACACCAGCAACGTCGTGGAAACCACCTCTAAGCATCGTGTTTCCATAGCGCCTAGAGTTAATTAAGGCGGACTGCATGATTCCAGGCGTGAACATAGCAAAGTCGTAAGGACTACTTACATCTGGTGGCTGCTGTGCACCTGGGTTCATACCCATGTCAGACATTAGCCCCTCCTCTGATTATGCATACCTAAAACTATGTTTCCGCTTGCATTTAATCTTTCTGCATTTAAAGCTGACTGATTATAAAATGGTGATTGAGTCATTATTTGTTGGTTAGCCCTTGCTGTATTAATCGGACCAGCAACTCCTCCGGCTAATCCTGCTCCTCCACCAATGAATGCTCCAGCTGCAGAAGCGGCAGCTAACCCCTTGCCCTTGAGGCCTAATTTTTTACCAAGCAAAGCTGCACCAAAACCACCAATACCTGCACCTACCATTGGTGCTCCAATTAATGCTCCTCGTCCTCCAACATTTACGCCATGTCTTATAGCATTAGATGGAAACAGTCTTCTTGCGGCAGTTGATCCTGGCAATCCTGACGCACCATACATCATTGAGGGAGTTAGATCAGTTCCTATTACTTTTTGGTCTGCTTGTGGATCACCAAAAGCAACATCCATGCTTGCATCTATTGCAGCTGGAGCTACTTGATCATACATTCCTTTTATTCCCATGCCAGCCAATAGAGCGCCTACGCCAACTTTTCCAGCTGTGCCCATACCACTAAATCCAGAGGCTTGACTTACTAATCTTCCTGCTCGATTAAGAATTGACATATCTATGCTCCGTATAAGTGATTATATTTATTTGCGCCCATTTGGGTATGGCCTATTTTGTTTCTATCTAAATTCCCTACAACTCCAGCTGTAACTAGTGGATCTCTTCTTGAAGAAGTTTGACGTGCTAAGGCTTGATCTGCTCTATTGAAGTCACTTATTGACATTGGACCATCTTGTTCCAATGGCTGCTGTTCCATAACTTCATCTATTGGATCTGATTTAGCTTTCCTTCTAGCTAAATAGTAACCCGCACTTAGCGCAGCCACAGCTCCAACTGATTTATAAACTCTAGGTTTAATTACCTTTAATCTATTTAGCAAATCTGTGTTGGTTGCACTTGAACTTGACTCATAAGATGTTTTTAATCTATCTAGAAATCCCTGACTTTGATCTGCTCTTCTAATGCCGGCTTGAAGCATGCCAAGCTGTGAGGTTGCAGAAGCTCTTGTTTTTATATCTGTAGCGGCTTCAAGTGCATCTGATGCTATTCCAGGAGTTCTTCTAACTCTATCTGCTTCTCTTAGGGCTGCTTCTGAAACTCTTGGCACTAATGTTACACCTTCTTCTGAAACATTAGCGATGCTATATGCAACACCTTTTCCTGAAGCTATTGTGTCTGCGTCAGCACCTTCTCCGGCTACTGATAATAGTTGAGCTATTCCTCGAGATGCTTCTCCTGGCTCTGCAGCAGCGCCGCCAAATCCATGCCTAATTATAGTTTGTGTCATAGATTCTATTTTTGCTTTTGCCGCATCTGTACCGGGTGCTCCACGAAATTCTCCGAATACAGAAAGTGCTTGTTCATCACCTATTGCAAGACCTACGTCAATTGCTGCTTTAGGCGTATTGCCTCCAGCTTGAAGCATGGTGTGTATTGCTTGATATGCTGATGTGGCCTCTTCTCTTGCTTGTTTTTGAGCTAAAGGACCAGTACCTCTAGCTATTTCTCCACCCATAATAAAGTTTACTGTTTCTAATTCTTCTTTCGCCCTAGTAGCTCTTGACAACCTTACTGAGTGAGATTTTAATTTTAATGCTTCTGGATCTAATAATTTAACTTTTTTTCCAGAAGAAGTATATGTTGTCATATCTTTTAATACAGATGTTGGAAGCAATAGAACGCTGTCTGTGGTAACTAATTCTTTTTGTGTACCAGCATGAAATATTCCTAATTCACTAAAATATTTCATAGTGTCAGAAAGTCTTTCAGATAAAACACTTACTCTAGTATCTTCTCGAGCTACCCCTAAGG